GTGAGGGAGGAAACGGCCGGCTGCCCGTCTGGGCTCCACACTTCCGAGGTTGCCTACTACTTCCTTGAGTGTGAGTGTGAGGACTGCGAAGGTGAGTACGACCGCAACCGTTGTCAGTCGGATGAAGTCCCCGCGATCATGCGGGCGTTTCATCCAGGTGATGAGAGCTGGCCCATCAGCTGCTCTGGCTGTTCGCCGGTCGTCCCGGAAGGCTCCGGGTGAAGTCGGGGCCGGCTGCGCCGTCCCCCTTGGCAGTTAGGGAGCAGAGTTGTCAGACGAGCGTAGCGAGGCGGCAACGAGGCTCTGCGGTGGACGCAAGAGCCGAAGCAAACCGGGTGCAAAAGCGTGGTGAGCGCTGGCGTCAGCTGCAAGGGTTGTGGGGGATGAGCAGCCTTAGGAGCGTTCAGCATTGTGGCCGGTCGGTCATTCGGGAGATCGGCACGGTGGGCGTGACTGTCTCGGCGCAGGGGCAGGCGTTCTACTCGGGGCTGCGGCGGTGTAGCTCGGTGAGTGCGTGTCCGGTGTGTTCGGCAAGGATTCGGCAGGGCCGAAGTGTGCAGATTGAGGCTGCTGGGGTGGCGTGGCTCAATCAGGGCGGCCGGTTGGCGTTCCTGACGCTCACGCTTCCTCATGATCTGGATGATTCGTTGGCGGCGACGTTGGGGGCGGTGCGCAAGTCGTGGAAGGCCGTTCAGCAGGATAAGGCGGTGCGTGCCATCAAGGCGGAGAACGTCCGCGGATTCGTGAGGGCGACTGAGAACACTCGGGGGGAGCTGAACGGGTGGCATCCACACTTGCACGTGCTGCTGTTCCTTGAGGGCGGCTGTGGGCCGGATGCGGTGGAGGCGTTGCGGTCTGCGATCGAGTCGGCGTGGCGCAAGGCCGTGGTGAAGCAGGGCTTCCGGGTGCCGAGTTGGGAACGGGGCGTCAATCTGCAAGCAGTTGAGGACCGCGACGGGGGCAAGGCGCTGTGCCGGTACTTGACGAAGGTTCAGGATGAGCATGGTGGCGGTTCGTGGGGTGTGGGCGCTGAGATGACGCGTGGGGATCTGAAAGTGGGCAAGCGGCCGCTGAGCCGAACGCCGTTTGAGATCTTGGACGGGGCGCTAGCTGGTGTTGAGCAGGACCGGGCGCTATGGCATGAGTACGAGCAGGCGACTAAGGGCTTGCGGGTGATTGAGGCAAGTCGTCACTTGTTCCGTGATCTGGGCGTCCTGGATGTGTCCGATGATGATGTTTGTGAGCCGGGGGAGGCTGAGGCGCAGGTAGTGGCGCTCATAACGGCCCAAGAATGGGCTTGGGTGGTGCGCTATCGGGCGTGCGCTCGGGTGCTGTTCGAAGCTGAGCAACGGGGCGGGTCCGGTGTGTTGGTCTTGTTGGAGTCGTTGCGTCAACGTGCGCTCGCCGGCGGGTAACGGCATGATTACCCTTCGGGCAGGTTGGCGATGGGGTAGGGCTGTGGCTAGGGCGTCGGCGCTGACAGAACAAGAGCAGCTGGCGGCGTTGGTGCGCTTGTCGGGCCGGATTGAGGCGCTGATAGAGCAACGCGACGAACTGGCAGAGCTGTTCGTGGCTGCCGGGCTGCCGTTGGAGCTGGCCTGTGACATCTTGGGTATCAGTCGGGCTACTTGGTATCGCCGGCGCAGCGTGAGACAGGGCGACACGCGGGCCGTTGACCCGTCCTAGCGGCGTGTCGGCACAAATAGGGAAACTTTCCCCCAAACGGTGCTTGCCAAACCCAAATGGGTGTGTAGTCTCCCTCTCACAGTGAGACTCCCGGTAGGGGGTCGAGCATCGGGCTAACAGGTAGGAGTGTGCTGTGAGGGTCATCGTCTTGGGTACAGCAGCTGCGGTCGAGAAGCGCAGCTATGAGGGAAAGAACGGTACGGTCACGGTTGCAGATGTGTTCGTCGGTACGGCTCCCTACTTCGACAAGGTGACGATGGCCTTGGACCTGATCCCGGCCGTGGGTGAGCAGGTTGCCTACCTGGCCAATGTCAAGGCGAAGAGCATCACCAGCAAGCGTGACGGGCAGACGTTCACGATTTTGGACGTGTGGTGTGTGGAGCGGCTCTCGCCGGCTGAGGTTCCCGCGTCGATCCCGGAGGCTCACGTTCGGGCGGTCTAGAACGTCCGCACAGGCATAGGAAAGCGTTTCGGCCGGCCCCTTGCAGGGGGCCGGCCGAGGAACCGCAATCACTCGGGCTAGGAGTGGAGAGCATGAGCATACCTCGAATCGCAGCTAAACAGGCAAGCTTGTCTGTCTGCGTGTCGCGGCTGGTGGTGTTGGCGTGACTGACACTGACTGGTTCTCGATGTTGTGGCTTGTGCTGTGCGGCTCTGCGGCGTATCTGATCGTGACGGGCGTTGTAGAGCGCACTCGCGGCCGGCGTCGGCGGATGGTGGTGGTGTGTCCTCGCGGCTATACCCATCCTGCGGGGGACTGTGAATGCACTCTGCCGTCGTCGGTCTTTCCGTGATCGGGCTGGGCTTGGCGGTCCTGGGCTATGCGGCGCTGTGCGCTGTGCTGTTGGGGCTGCCACAGGAACGGCTGATGCCTAAGCAACGCCGGCTTGTGCTGGCGGTCGAGCGCCGGGGCCGGCTCGATGCGTTGGCGGAGCAGTTGAGGGCTGCGGGGCGCAGCGGTGTTCGATGACGCGGACGCTTCGGGCGATAGGGCGGCTCCTGCGGGGGCTGCTGGTCGTAGCTCTGACGGTCCTAGCGGTGGTCTTTTTGGGAACGGCGGCGCAGGCGGAGCCACCGCCGGGCAGTCGGTACGAGATGGAGGACTCCGAGTGTTCGGGGGGCACTCTGTCACCTCCGGCGACGGGCGTGTCGGGGGGTCGGTTTCGGACCTCGGCGGGTCCAGCGGATCGGATCATCTGTTTCATTCAGATGCCCGCTCATGCGGGGCTGTTTGTGAATGTGGACGACTCGGGCACGTCCTACACGGTGCGGCTGGCGAACACTCAAACGGACTATGTGAGGACGACCCGGACGACGTTTCTAACGGATTCGGGGCCGGTCCCGTTGCGTTGGACGGTGGAGCTGTACAAGACGGTTGCGGGTCCGGTGGGAAGCGGTGCCTATGCGCTGTTCGACTACCTCGATGTGGTCATGCCGTTGTGCGACTCCTGGGCGGGGTTGACTCCGGTGCCATCTCCGGGGGTCGGTTGTCAGTTGGCGGTGAAGCAGGGGGGCGGGAGTTGGCCGGTTACTTTGCCTACTCCGGTTCCGGTCCTCGTCGGTGGGTCCGTCCAGCTGAATACGGCCTCACCGTTGCCGGTAAGCGTCGTTGGCGGTGGGGGCACCTTGTCCTGTGTGGAGCCCTATCCGGGCTTTGCCTCGCCTACTCCGTCTCCGACCGCTTCGCCGGCTGCGTCCCCCTATCCGGGGCCGCGTGGTTGTGCGGTGGTGGCGACGTTGGCCGAGAGTCAAGCGCTCCCGCTGTGGTTGTTCTTGGGGCTGTTGGCGTTCGTGGCTTTGTTCACGCTGGTACGACGGGAAGGTAGAGCGCTTCGTGTATGACATTGGGACTGGGATTGAGGTTTTTGCGCAACTCACTACGCTGATCCTTGCCACCCTGTTTTTTACGGCCATCATTCAGTGGATCATGCGACTGTTCGGGTTGCGGGCGTGACTGAGCTGGCGTATGCCGGGGCGCTGATGCTCGGTGAGCGCTTGGCGAATGTGGTGTTGCTCGCGGCGTTGGCGTTCTTGCTGGTGTGGGCGAACGCGCTCCTGCTGGGGCTCGTTCTCACGTCCGGGCGGCGTTGATGTACGACCTCGGGCTTGTCCTGTTCATTGGCTGTGTCACGTGGGCGCTCATGCTCGCACTCATCTTGGCGTTCCTACGGCCGCGAGGGTGACCATAAGCAACGGCGGAAGCCGACCGACTCACTCGGGCGGGGGGGGGTGATTTTTTCTATGGCTACTGCTCCTGATCCTGCTGCGATTGCCACGACTCTGACCAACTCTGTTGGTGACCAGGTTGTGGACGCGGCTGTGAGCATCGCGCCGATTGCGGTGCCGTTCGTGCTGGCGCTGACCGCTATCGGCTGGGTGATGCGCAAGTTCGGGCTCAACAAGAAGGCATCCCTCAAGGCCTAACGGCTGCGAGGGAAGCTCTCTTAGCTTCTCGGAAAGGCGCTCTTGCGGGGCGTGGAGAAGCAATCAACGCGTGTCAACTGAAGGGAGGGAGGCAGCAACGATGGCGGCGAAACCATTTGCTCATGTGGGCGATAGCGCGACGGGCATCCGGTCTGCCTCCCTCCCTCGGTTGCGTGCGGTGCTGGTCGTGGTGGTGGCTTCGTTGTCGCTGTTCGTGGTCGGGTCGAGCAAGGATGCGGCGTTGGCCTTCTACGCTCCGCCGCCTATGCCGGTGAGTTTGGTTCAGTCACTTGTTGCCGGGGCTGGTACGGCTGCCGGGATTGCGGTCACGGCGATAGGGACCGGCGCTACGGCGCTGGCTACTGTTGCGGCTTCGCCGGCTGCGGTAGCTGCGACCGTTGCTATGGCGGGGATCTTGGCGGGTGGCGCTGCTGGCTATGCGCTCTACCTGGCGTACAACACTACTGAGGGCTTCACGTGTTGGACGTGTCCTGTCCTCACGCCGAACGACGATTTTACGTTCGGCAACGGCCTTTCGATCAACGATCTGGAAACAACAGCCACCCGTAGCAAGGCAACGGGCGGTATCAGTCCAGCTCGCAACGTCAAGACCACTGCTACGGCTTGGTGGTACGGAAACGGGCTGTGCGGGTCCGGGTCGGCGTTGCAGACTGGTTCCAACATTGGGACCGGTTTCGGGACTGCCACGGCTACGTACAACTTTGCGGGCTGCGGGGCGGTCACGTTCATAGCGTGGTCTATTCGGGTTCAGCACAATGACGGCAGTACTCCGACCGTTGACTTGGCGAAGTGCTACGGGCAGGCCGTATCTCTTGGGGTGTGTACTGAGAAGAACCTCTACGGTGGCACGTCGTACAGCACAACCCCAGCTACGTCCTCTGGGGCCACGTACAGCAGCACACCGTCGTCTACTCGTGAGCTCAAGCATGAGGGCACCTCGACGTGTACGCCTACGGCGGGCGGGGCGGCAACAACCGTGACGGCGCAGAGTGCGGCGTTTGTTGAGACGACGGCGCCGGCAGCTCGTCCTACGGTGCCGGTTCCGGCGTGCCCTTCGGGCTCGGTGCGCACCGGATTTTGGGGCGACATTATCCCGGCGAATCCTGCCGATACTGCGCCGATAGCAGGGACGACGCGCATAGCTGGGCCGTGGGCTACGCCTACGGTCGCTCCGCTAGCGAATCCTGAGTATGCCGAGTGCTTGCCGGGGGGTGTCCAGTTTCCGTGTGTGCTGCGGTTGGAGACTGTCCTACCTGACGGGTCGGTGCGGGCTTGGGACAGGACGACGGATCAGCCTGTCAATGAGCGGGACAATCGTTGCTATTGGGGAACGCTGAGGGTTGCGGTCGCTGAGTGCGCACCGTTGACTAATCAAGATCCCCCGGTCGCTCCCGAGGACACGTCGGGTAGTGGGTGTCTACGGGCGGCGGTTTCGTTCAATCCTGTGAACTGGGTTGTGGTTCCGCTCAAGTGCTTGTTCATCCCTCAAGAGGCGGCCGTCAGAACGTCCTACGATCGGCTGTCTGTGGCGTGGGTGGGCACAGCTCCGGGGGCGGCGTTGGCCTCGATGGAGCCGGTTTGGAATGCCATAACAGACACGCCGCAAACCTCATACGGCTGTGAAGGGCCGGCGTTTGTGCTGCCGTTGCCGGGTCGTGATCCCATCACGCTCCATCCCCTTACGACCTGCAACACTCTCACTCAACAGATTTTGGCTATTGGGCTGCCGTTGATGAGCGCGTTCATCTACATAGCTGCGCTGACGCAAGGCGTCCGGATGGTTGCTAAGACCATCGGGGCTCAAGACTCGGTGCCCGGATGATTACCGAAGCAATCATCGATGTGATGTCTCGGGTCATGGCGTGGCTCATCGACCTCTTGCCGGCGTGGGATCCTCCGGTGTGGGTCCAAACTGCTGCTGACACCCTCGCTGATGCAATCGGCTACATGGGCATGTACTCCGGTTGGGTGCCTATGCCGGCTGTCATGGCGGGTGTCACGTTCCTGTTGGCTTGCTCGGCGTTGGTCTTGGGCATTCGCGTAGGGCGCATTCTGCTCAGTCTGTTCACGGGTGGGGGTGGTTCAGCTGCCTAGCTCTGCGCTCGTCCTCGTCGGGTTGCTGGTGGTCGCGGTCGTGCTGCTGGTTGGGGTGCGTCGTCGGTCGCGCCGGCTGCGGAAACTCGACGCGCCACTAGCAGGCATCCAAACGGGTTTTACCTCGGCTTGGCGCGTGCCCGGTCGTCTGTTCCGTCCACATAGGGGGTTTTAGGTCATGGCTGTAGCTCCAGACGCGGGAGAGGTCGCTTCCTCGCTTGTTGATGATGTTGGCAATCAGGTGTTGAGTGCCGTGGTCGCTATCGCTCCTATCGCGGTGTCGTTTGTGCTTGCGATAGCGGCTATCGGTCTGGTCATGCGCCGGTTCGGTATGTCAGGAAGTGGCGCTGTGGGTGATGGCATGGGCGCGTACAACAATCAGCGCTCGAGCTATGACGATGACGCGATGATGGATGAGCTGTCCTCCTACGACCAACGCGATAGGGGGGGCTGTTGTGGTTGTGGAAGTGCGCACAATCTGCGGAAGCTACAGGGTGATTGGTTCTGCCGTCCGTGTGCGGTGGAGTCGGGCGCGTTGGACTACCACCGCGAGCAGCAGGCAGGCCGTAGGTAATGGGCAGGATGGCGGATCGTCCAGCTGCGCGGGCTCGGCTCAAGCGGCGAAACATTCCGATTCATGGCTATGTCGGGCCGAACGGTACGGGTAAGTCTGCGTTGATGGTGTATGACACGTTGCCGTCGTTGCTGGCGGGCCGGCCGGTCTTGTCCACGGTGCGGCTCCTTGATTTTCTCAATCCTCGGCCGTGTGATGATTGGCTCTGTTCCTACCCTTCTCACCCGGATCACATGGCGGCTCATCCTTTGTATGTGCCGCTGACGCGCTACCAGCAGCTCTTAGACTGGCGTGATGGTGACGTGCTGCTCGATGAAGTCACGGGCGTAGCTTCTTCCCGCGAAAGTAAGGGAATGCCGGCTCAAGTCGCTAACTATCTGGTACAGATGCGACGGCGCAACGTGGCGTTGCGCTGGTCGGCTCCGAACTGGGGCCGAGCTGACATCATCATTCGTGAGGTCTCACAGGGCGTCACGCTGATGAGTGCGTCCATGCCGAAACGAGCGCCGGCCCTTGAGGATGGGCGTCCTCGGCTGTGGAATCAACGCCGGCTGTTCACGGCGCGAACCTACGACCCGTCGATGATGGAAGAGTTCGAGGCTCATCGGGCGGACCACATCCCTCACCAACTGATCTCGTTCTACTGGGGTCCGGGCTCGAGCATGTTCACGGCATACGACACTCTGGACGCGGTAACGAGCTTGACTGCGCTCAACGATGCGGGGATCTGCTTGGGCTGTGGTGGCAAACGGGCTCATCACAAGTGTGGGTGTGAAGCAGCTCCGGTTCAGACTCCGGGCCGGCTCGGGGGAGAGGCGGAGCCCGACCCTGAGCGGCCGTTGGTCATGCCGGACCTTGACGGGCTAGTGCCGGTGGCCGGTCGATGA